AAATAAAAAAAATTTTAGATCAACAGAAGCTGGTGCTGGAATGACACAAGCAGGAGTTGCAGCATACAGGAGAATGAATCCAGGATCAAAATTATCAACCGCAGTTACAGAAGATAAACCAGGTCCAAAAAGAGCCGCTAGGCGTAAATCTTATTGTAGTCGATCTGCTGGACAAATGAAAATGCATAATATAGACTGTTCAAGAACACCAAAAAAAAGAATTTGTGCCGCAAGGAGAAGATGGAAATGTTAAATGGCTTATTTAAATGTAAACATACCACCAATTTATTGTAACATACGAAAGGAATATCTTTATGATCTTAAACAAAACCATAGCAGTTCTGAAGAGTGTGTGGTCTTTGGTCTTGCAAGCATGCCAGGGCGTGCAACTTTATTCCATATCCTTTTATCAAACGGTGCGGTCTTTTGGAGATTGCCTATTTCCGCGTTTTTCCAAAAATGTTTTTCTAGATCCGAAGTGCCCGATATGCCGTTACACACGCTTCAGTTGTGGAATAATTTTAGTTATTATCCTAGTATTACTTGTTTTGATTTTCTAATTTCACAGAAAGGAAAATATCTTGCAAAAGATAAAAAATTTTATTCTGGCGAATATTTATTTACGATCGACTGGGCTCACCCAGAATCTAACATTATGGATACGGAACATTCTGAAATACCTTCAGAACATAAGTGTGGACACGTTTTGGCTCTTGATAACGGCAATTACGCTATTCAGCCTAATAATCGTATTTTGTGGAACATTCCTAGTTATACTACTTCTACATCATGGCCAGATTATAAAGTCCAAAATTCTGAATGGAATGTTGAAAATAAAGATTGGATAACCGATGAGTCTGATAAAATGTTTTACGACATTACTGAAAAAAATAACACCTAATAATTGCATCTATAAACTTTGGATTGGAGAATGTTGTTTACAACAACATTGTAAATGTAATGATTAAAAAATATTCAGATTTAAAAGTAATGGTCATTACATTTTTAGGAACTATTCTTTTTTTTATTACAATAACACTTTGGGCGTATAAAACGGAACCAACCTTTAGGGCTAATAATAATAACGAATTTATAGAAAATGTTGAGAAATGTATAAACTTTCTTGAACGTAGTATTGCAATAGAAAAAAGAATTGATAAGAGATTAATTATAACTAAAGCTTCATTAGAATCTAATTTTGGTAAATCTCGTTTTGCCATTGAAGGAAATAATTTATTTGGAATAAGACAGTTTGAAAATTTAGAGAATGGAATGCTTCCTGAAAAAGTCCCAAGCACAGTAAAATGGAGAGTAGCTTCTTTTAAATCAAAATGTGATTCTGTACGATACTATATTCATCTACTAAATAATAATGTTCATTATGAAGAATTTAGAAAAGAAAGAGATTTTCAAAGAAACAACAATATAGGTATTACTACAAGGTACTTTGTTAAACTTGAAAAATATGCTACTAATCCAGATTATCCACAATTGTTATTAAAAACATATAAAGATATTTATGAAATTAAGTCCTAACTTTACTTTACAAGAATTAATATTTTCGGAAATAGCAGTAAGAAAAGGAATACCAAATGACCCTAACGTTCAACAAATAGAAGCATTAAGAGTTTTATGTATAAACATACTTCAACCTATTAGAGATTTTTTTAAAATGCCTTTATCTATTTCTTCAGGGTTTAGATCTGTAACACTTTGTGAAGCAATTGGCTCTTCACGCGCGAGCCAGCACGCGCGCGGGGAAGCAGCAGACTTTGAAATATTTGGCGTACATAATAAAGATATAAGCGATTGGATTGTAAAAAATCTTGACTACGATCAATGTATATTAGAATTTTGGAGTCCTGATGATCCTAACTCTGGATGGATTCATTGTAGCTATACTTTAGAAAGGCAAAACAGAAGAGAATACTTGCAGGCTAAAAAAGTAAATGGTAAAATAGTTTATTCACATATGGAGTAATCATGCCTATAGGAAGATCACAAACAAAACAACAAATCGAAGGTAAAGTACGTGGTGCTAAACCATCACGAGCAATGTTAATTTCGAGGAAAAAGAAAAAAAATGGGAAAACTTTGTCCAGAAGGTAAAGCTGCAGCAAAAAAGAAATTTGATGTCTACCCTAGCGCTTATGCAAATATTTGGGCTTCTAAATATTGTAGCGGAAAAGTAGGTCGTAAAAAAAAGGCCACTGGTGGTAGTATTTCACAACAAAGAAAAATGGTATCTAATTATAAACAAGGTGGAGTTGCAAAAGGTTGTGGCATGGTTATGCAAGATAGACGAAAAGTAACAAAAAAATTCTAATGAGTTTTTCCATGCAATATTTAGCAGGCCTTTTTGATGGAGAAGGATGGATATCTGTAAAAAAATTTAAAAATAAAAAAAGCAATGATGATATTTATTACAAACCTTGTTTAGGTATTCATATGAATGGTTTTGATTTATTAAAAAAAATTCATGATAAATTTGGAGGTAGACTTCATAAAAGAAAAAATTTTGTAAATAGACCTACAACAGAATGGGTTTTGTCAGGAGCTTTTAGAGTTTTAAAAGTTTTAAAAATATTATACCCTTATTTAAATATTAAAAAAAAACAAGCTAAACTATGTATGCTACTTTGCAAAACGTTTGGTGTACGAAAAGGTTCAACTGGCTCTTATAAAAAAAGATATATTAAACTTCCTCAATATATAATTGAAAAAAGACAAAAATTTCTTACACAAATAAAAGCAGAAAAATTAATGGTTCAATAATGGCAAAAAAAGGTTTAAAAGAATGGTTAGATGAAAAATGGGTAGACATTGGTGCTAAACGTAAAGATGGTTCTTTTGCTCCCTGTGGTAGGTCTAAAGGTGAAAAAAGAAAAGGTTATCCTAAATGTGTACCATTAGCTAAAGCAAGAGCTATGTCAGAAAGTCAAAGAAGATCAGCAGTTCAAAGAAAAAGAGCCGCTGATAATACAGGACCTAAACCAACAAATGTTAGCACATTTACTAAGAAGTATTATGGTGGTATGATAGATATATGAAAAAAACATTATCACCAAAACAAAAAAAAATAGCTGCTGCAGCTGAACCCACAGATAAGATTACTGGAGAAGATTTTGCAGCGTTAAAAGATAAACCTGCTGGTATGAGTGCTGGAGGAATGATTGAAAGATTTATACCAAAAGGACAAAAACCAATACAAGTTAAACTACAAAAATCTAGTATATCATAATGAACGTAGCATACAAACAACCAATGGGCGGGGCACATAAGCCTTATAAACTTACAGGAAAAATTAACGGATCTAAAAAACCGATTAAAAAGAAAAAGTAAGGTTATGACTTATGGCTACATCTGGAACAACATCGTTTAATTTAGACATCGATGATGTCATTGAAGAAGCTTACGAACGATGTGGCATTCGTAATACTAAAGGATACGATTTAAGATCGTCAAGAAGAAGTCTAAATCTTTTATTTTCTGAATGGGGCAATAGAGGCGTGCACCTTTGGAAAGTAGAATTACAAACTCAAGCATTAACTGCTGGTACAACAACATATACAACACCAAGTGATTGTAATGATGTATTAGAAGCATATGTTTCAACAACAAATGCAATAACATCAAGCACTCAAGATATTTCTTTAACTAAAATTGATAGATCAGCTTACGCAGCATTACCGAATAAAGGACAAACAGGACAACCATCGCAGTATTACGTTGATAGACAGTTAACACCAACTATTAGTTTATATTTAACTCCTGATGCAAATACTTATACATTTTTAAAATATTACTACATGCAACGAATACAAGATGCTGGAGGCTACACTAATCAAACAGATTTACCTTTTAGATTTTTACCGTGTATGGTTTCTGGACTTGCATTTTATTTATCACAAAAATTTGCACCAGATCGAATACAAGCATTAAAGTTACTGTATGAAGATGAACTTGAAAGAGCATTACAAGAAGATGGTCAAAGAACTTCTTTATACATATCACCACAATCGTATTATGGAGATAGATATTAATGGCTTACGCAAAAGGTAAAAACGCACTTGCTATTTCAGACAGATCTGGATGTCAGTTTCCCTATTTGGAAATGATTAGAGAATGGAATGGAAGTTTAGTTCATATTAGTGAATATGAAGCAAAACATCCACAATTAGATCCACCATATCATCCAGCTGATCCACAAGCTATTAAAAATCCAAGAGCCGATGTAAGACCAGGTGGAGGATTAACATTAAATTTAGATTTATACTATTGGCCAGGTCAGTATGAAACTTCTGCTAAAGGTCCAGGACAATTTAGTATGCAACCAGAAATTGGTGGTATTGATATTAATTATAGAAGATCAGCTTATACAGCAGTTGGAGATGTTACTATAGCCATATCATGACTTATTTAGAATTAGTTACAAAAATAAGAGATTATACAGAAGTAAGTTCTGATGTTTTTACATCAACGATTGTTGATGGTTTTATTAGAGATTCTGAGTTTAGAATATTTAGAGATGTGGACGCAGATTACGCGCGCGAGTACGCGACATCTACATTTACAGCTAACAACAAATATTTAGCATTACCGAATGCTAGTGGGTCTTCTGGAACAAATTCATCTAGAAGAGCTTTGATTGTACGTTCTGTTGTTGCAACGAATAGCTCATCTATTGCGGTATCATTAGAGCCTAGAGATGATACCTTTATAACTGAATATAATTCAAGTGGAGATACTGGATTTCCTAAATATTATGCAACATTTAGAGAAAATGCAATTGAAGTAGCACCAACTCCTGATGCAGCTTATGCAGTTACTTTAGATTATATTTATACACCACATGGTTTGAGTTCAACAAATACAGAAACATATATTTCTCTAAATGCACCAGAATTATTACTTTTTGCTTGTTTAGTAGAAGCTTATGCTTTTTTAAAAGGGCCTGTAGATATGTACAAACTATATCAAGACAAGTATAATACAGCATTACAAGGATTTGCGTTGGAACAAACTGGAAGAAGACGCAGAGACGAGTATCAAGATGGAGCAATGAGGTTAAAACTAAATTCTCCATCACCGTAACAAAATTATTAGGAGAAAAATATTATGAGTATAACACAAGCGGTTTGTAATTCATTCAAACAACAACTTTTAGACGGAATACATGACTTCGAATCTGGTGGAGATGTTTTTAAATTAGCATT